AATTATCTAGATCGAGCTTCTCGGGATCTTGATCCTAATTCAACAGTAATCTGTAATCAACTCTATGCTAGTATATTTATTCCAATTGAAACGGGCTCTCCTGAATTTGGAGAATTAACAACTGCTTCAATATACGCTTTTGCTTATTCTAAAGTAAAAGATAAATTAATTGCTGATGGGTTATCAGTAGTTGATGATATCTAGTCAATCCACTGATTTAAGGTAAATGGCATAAGTCGTTCTTCGACCAGTAATCCATGCATCTCATTAATAATAGTGGGTTCAAACTTAATACCCTTAGCGATTCCTTTGTTTAAGAGAATAGTATCTTTGAGCACATGAGCCGTCATCTTTTCAGGAGGTCCCTCTAGGACAGCGAAACAAACATTCCTATGTTCCTTCATCTTCTCTAATTCAGGCTCCTGAAGTTTATCCAATGCCTCTCTAAGAGCTTTTTCTTTTACCTCATGAATCGTAATAGTCTTGATCTTCTTAAAGGAGTGGCCCAATTCTTTTTTACGGTCAATCGTCAGCTTCCAAATAGAATACTTTTTACTTCCAACCTGATTAATCACTAGGAATATCTCAGACTGTTCATGGATCATTTCATTCATGTAGAAGAAATCTATGTTATCCATCACATCTAACTGTATGTCCATGTAATCTAGCATGAGATTTAGAAAAACATAATTAGCGTTTCTAAAGATCTCAACAATTTCTGCTTTTTTGGTGAAAACCTGTTTAAGCTCTGCTGTGATTTGCTTAATCCTTTCTCCTCTTAGTGCAGGATGCATCTTAAAGTCTCTAAGGTTGCCCTCAATCGCCAACGTATTTAGATTTAGACTATGAAAAAAGAGCTCATAAAAGTGTTCTAAATTACCCTCCTCTATGTCATGTCGATACTTTTGACCCGCTGCAAGCAAGACATAATTAAAGTATTCAGGGTCTAGGTAAGATCCTTTAGTCAGCCATAATGGGTCTAAGATCCGTTTCTTTTTCAAGACTTTTCTCTTTTTATTATTTATTTTACTCAAAATCCAATACTAGTTTAGGTAAAAAATTAAAATAAATAAACTAAATAAGAGCCAGCCTCAATGGTTAAAACTACTGTAAAACTATTAATCGATCCTCAAAACAACTCGTTAACCTTTAGTAAGAACTTTAGGATATTCTCGACTACTGAACCTGTCACTGGGATAATCGAGTTTACCGATTTTATTGAAGATCTAATAATCGATACTCCAAACACGCTAGACCTAAATGACTTGAGTCGAAAGTTTAGATATTCTAGAAACAGACTTGACTGGTCCCTTTGGTATGATGTTGAACCTGGAAACCTTGGAGATGCTGCCGGTATATTATTGGATGAGCATGATGAGTTTTATTTTGAAGTCAAGTATGAATACGATGATGGAACATCTGACTTTATGTCCACTCCAATCCAGATCAACGAGATCAAGTTAAGGTTTAGGCAAGCAGCACAAGTAGCAAACACCTACACTCCACAGATGGTATGCAGCGACGAGTTGTGTACGTCCATCATACAAAACAGGGATCCTAGCTTTAGACCATATAATGTCGATAGCGCAATAGGCATGTTTCAGGAGCTTTCATTCTTTACCAACCAATTATACGGTCACCAAGTAGGACTCTTCCAGAATCAGACAGCGGTGACTTTGTTTTTAAAGAGTGGACTCTTTATAAAAACGTGGACCGTAAGTGTATCAAGGTGATGGTAAAAGACAACGCCTTTCCAGATAACGTGCCCAAGTTTACAGAATTTGGAATTGATTTTCAGTTACCATTTGAGGTAGAAATTGATCATAAGTATTTTCAGTCTATTTTTGGAGTCAATTCCGAGCCTAGAAAAAGAGACTTTCTCTATTTTCCTCTCCTAAATAGGATGTTTGAGATCCAAGGATCCTATCTACATCGAGGTTTCATGATGGCACCTACCTTTTGGAAGATTCAGCTTAAAAAGTACAATCCAAACATCGATATGTTACTCACTGATGATACCCGAACTTTCCTAGATAACGTCATACTTAGTGCTGAAAATCTATTTGGGGATGAAGTTACTAAAGACATTAAGGACGGGACCATGCCGGAACAATATAAAAAGATCACTACAACATTTGATTCCTCTAGAAAGTCTCTACATCCAGACCTGATCCAACGTCCGCTCAAGTACACATATAACTTTTGTCCTCTAATTGAAAACTACTATGATCTTGGAGCAATCTTACCGAGCGATCTTACTGTTGACTTGACTAATGATTCACCAGTCATATCGACTACTCAACAAGTATTTAACCTACCTAATCTTGATAATGTCCCTACTTCCCCGAACGAAGTCATTTTGGCATATCAAGATAGTTACCTATATCTTACTTGGAAGAATGGAGCCTTAATGACAAACGATAAGAATGTCAGCGGTCTTACTACTCGATACGTTAGAGTACGCGGGCCTTTCGATTCAATCGCAAATCATATTGGTGAAAACGATGAAGGCAGATACATTCGAATTGAGGCATATCGTGACACAAGCCTTAATGTTCAAAAAAACATCTTATATAATAATAGCGGACCTGTCCCAACTGCTCAATTCAAGATCAGGGATACTGCAGTCGTCTATAATGCTCAGCCGAAATTTGATGCAGTATCAAATAGGAATCTTTCTTTTACTTGTCTATTCAACGTGCCGAGCTCAGCAGACACAATAAACTTTATTGACGGTTACGATAACGTTGATTCAAAAGGAATACGAATAACCTCTGCATTCACTAGATATAATTCTACTCAACCTGAGGGAGACTTAGTCATCACAGTGTTGGTAAATAGCGTGATAAAAACATATACCATAAATAACTTTGTGAGTGAGGTATGGCATGCGATGGTCATCTCAATGTCAAATGAGTTTTTACAGTGTGGAGCATACGTCTATCGTATCAAAGAGGATCCAAGTGACCTAGTCAACCATAATGATTTTATTAGGCTACTCTCAAATACCTCTTCTTTCACTCAACAGACCTTTGACTTGACCCAAAATTATACTCTACCTAGTTCCAAGATCTTGATAACTAACATACGAGTGTTTAACACCATGTTGAGGGAGGAGGAGCATGACTTTATATTAAGTCAACAATTCCTAAAGGACGAGTCAATGTTAGTCTTGATTGATAACTGCAGACCTCAAACTAACTTGCCGTACATCGCTAAAAACCGATAATTATGAAAATATCAAATAATGAAAACATCAGAAACGAGAACGTTCAGGACATATTCCTTAGGAACGCTACTCTTACTATGCTGGATCTTCTAAACCGTCAGGTGATAATTGATCTAAAAAGAAACGATAAGGTCGAACAATATGAAATTCCGTTCTTCTATAACTTTGGTGGGGATGAAGGCTTTATGAAGGACTTTTTTATTGATCTACCGACTGACTGTAAGTATCCAAACCATGCAGAAGGAAACTATGAACAGATGCCCAGAGGAATCGTCACTCTTTCTTCATTTGCTATCAAACCATCAGATATCACAAATAAGTTTGTTCGCGGTAGTTTTAATCAGGAGATCCGGGATGAAAACGATCAAAAGATGTTAAAGGCCTTTTCGGCTAGACTTTTTACTCTACCAATGGCACTGACCTTTAATATCAAGATAGAGAGTGATAATATCAATAAGACATTTAAGATCATGGAAAAAATCTTTGATTTTTATTATAAGAATCAAGTAAGATATTTCCAGTTTAGAGGGATCCGAGTACCTGCACAAATAACTTTTCCTGAGACCGCTCAGTTCACTAAGAGCTATAGCTTTGTGTACAGCGATGCAAACATCGTTAGCATCTCGCTTGACCTAAACATGGAGACTTACTTTCCTAGCTTTGACGATCACTCTAAGATGTATAAAGGCAACACAATTAAGCAGTTTAATCTTCGTGAAACCACAGGAGGAGATGATAGTGCGATCAGCGATAGTTGGATAGACCAAGATTACCCACCGGCTGAATAAATAATATTAGCATGGAAGCAAGAATAAAAAGTTTTAGTCAGTTTATTGGAGAGTCTAGGATCTCAGAGAGCCTTAATTATCATATTAATAATGGGATAAGCATTGCCGAGTCAGTATTTAGACCAGGATCGGACTCTCACATTCAACTCCTGACCGAAGCTCGAAAAAGTTTTTATGACGGTTTACTTATACTTGGAGTGCACGATCGTCGACTATTTGAATCGACTGATCTTGGTCTTACTGGAATATTTAACGGAGAGGTTGTTCCATTGGATCTTCCATTGGAAAACATTGACCTTAATGAGGAGAAGTCTCCTCGATTAGGCTATCCTAAGCGGGGTGGAGCTAAAAAGTATCACGTTTATGTGAGAAACCCCAAAACAAAAAAAATAATTAAGATCGCGTTTGGTGATGTGCATGGAGGACTCACTGCAAAAGTGTCCAATCCAAAAGCCAGAAAGTCATTTGCTGCTCGACACAATTGTGCTGAGAAGAAAGACCGAACTAAAGCTGGATATTGGGCATGTCGCATCAATCGCTACGCTCATCTATGGGGCGGAAAAACTTATCCTGGATTTTGGTAATGAAACATCTATTAACATATCAACAATTATTTGAGGATGCGACTCAAGTGGAGTCTATGCCTACCGAAAAAACTAAGATGTCTGGTGGACACATCTTATTTTGTAAAAATAAGACGGCTCCTTTGCTAATAGTATATGGTGGAATACCAGTTAGCGGGCAGGAAAGCGGCGGAGAAAATGGTTACATGTGGAAGTATGTAGATAAATTAAAAAATAAGTATCATATCTTTGTTGCATCAAACCATAAAGTAAATGGGGAAGCTACTTACAAAAACGTATTAGCTCAATTAGAGAAATATGGAATAAAACCTTCATCTAAAGTACTATATCTTTTTTCTGGAGGATACCGTCCAGGCATGCCACTTTTAAAGAATAAGGCCGCTGATTTTTCCAAAGTTTTATTAGTAGATATTTGGATGAAAGGCTCAATCATCTCTGATTTTTATACTAAATTTGCTAAAGATAATCCATCAAAAGTTAAATACTATTACACTGAGTTTGGTGCAAATAATACAGTTGCTCGAGATTCAATCGCTAAGAGTGCAAGCATATCAAAGAAAAGAGCAGGAGGGAGTATGACAGTCCATATGGATACAAACTTGGACGCAGTTAGTTTAATATCATAATAGAACATGGAGATAAGATTACCCTTTGAAGAGACCCAAATATCAGAAGATACTTATATTCGTGAGTTTTCACAATCCTCTGACGTGAATGAGTTTATGTGGCACAGGGACGATGAAGATCGGGTAATAGTCACAATTGAGCCGACTGATTGGAAGATCCAATTGGAGAATAAGTTACCTCAAAGCTTAGGTTCAACTGTATTTATAGAACGAGGAGAGTGGCACAGATTGATAAAAGGGACTGGCAACTTAAAAATAAAAGTAGTTAAGTCTTAATTAAATAAAAAATACTCAATGAAAAACCTATTAAAATACAATCAATTTTTGATTCTAGAACAAGGAACAGAGTCTTGTCCAATGGCAACTCAAAACTTAGAGTTAAATACTAAAAACCGTGACAAAGCAATCGATGCAGAATACATTCAGTATGGCCCATTAAACTTAAACGATGAAGATTATTGGGCAAGATACGCTAAAAAATGGAATACTGAACCTGAAGTCGCAAAGCAGTCTAATTGTGGAAATTGTGTTGCTTTTGATATCTCTCCAAGAATGGAAGCGTGTATGCCTGGTGAAGTATCTGACTCCGAAGGAAGACTCGGTTACTGTTGGATGCATCATTTTAAGTGTCACTCTGCCCGTACTTGTTA